CCAAACCCCTTAACCTGGACCAAGGGGACGGCGCGATGGACCGAACAAACTTCTCGAAGCATCGTCTGCGCCCTGCCAGCGACAACGACGCCGTGAACGATGAGCCGAAGCGGGGTTCCGAGAGTAGAGCAGACGTACTGGCGCGCCCAACGGAACTTCGGACTGCGGAGCGATGCTGAGACCGATCCGGATAAGGAGAAATTCTGATGAGGAAGCAGGCTACGCTCGCAGCTGCGACCGAGCAGAGCGAAAGTCCGCTTGGCGGGATACTGGCTGCGCCACCAGGCGATAGCTCCTCCACGGTTTTGACGTTGATTGAACGGTTGGCGCTTGACCCCTGCGCCGATGTCGAAAAGCTCGATCGCGTAATGGGAATCTATGAGCGACTTAAGGCGAAAGAGGCCGAGCTCGCGTTTAACGCGGCGAAGGGCCGGATCCTCAAAAAGCTCGTCGGCATCAAAATCGTCAAGAACAGGTCCGCGGTCTACGAAACTGAAAACGGAAAAACCCAAAACGGCACCTATTATACGTTCAAATATGCGCCGCTTGAGGAGATCGACAAACATCTGCGGCCGCTGCTGGCGGGAGAGAATATGGACCTTTCCTATTCCGACGAACTGCGGGAGGGCGGCGGCATCCGGATCCGCGGCCGTCTGAAGCATCTGTCGAGCGGCCATTATGAGGACTCGTTTATGTCGGCGCCGCTCGACACCACGGGTGGCAAGTCGAATGTGCAGGCCGTCGGCAGCACTAATTCTTTCCTTCGCCGTTATGTCGCCTGCAACATCTTCAACATCGTCGTGGTCGGCGATGATGACGACGGAAACGGAGGCACGATTGACGAGGTTCAGACCAAGACCATTGTCGAGCTGATCAAGAAGGCCAAAGTAGGACCAAAGTTTCTTAAATACATAAAGGCCCAGAGCGTCGACGAAGCCGGTTCACTCGAGGCGGCGGTAGCGACGATCGCCGCCCGCGACTACCGCAAGGCCGTCACCACGCTCGACGAGCAGATCGCCAAGACAGAGGCTGGTCATGCCCATCTTTCATGATGTGGCGCAATATTCCGAAGCCTATGACCGCCTCAAGCTTGGCATCCCGACCAGCTCCAACTTCCACAAAATCATTACACCGCAAGGTAAGCCGTCGAAGCAGTGGCGCGAATACGCCTGCCTGCTGATCGCCGAGCGGCTCCTGCAGCGCAGGATCGAGTTTTATAATTCGCCGGCGATGGAACGGGGGTTGATCGTCGAGGCCGATGCGGCCGATTGGTACGAATTTGATCAAGACGTAATCACTCAGAGGATCGGCTTCATCACCGATGACGACCACACGGTGGGGTGCAGTCCCGATCGACTCGTCGGCGAGGACGGCCTAGTGGAAATCAAGGCGCCGCTGCCGCACACACAGGTCGAATATTGGATTTCCGGGGAAATCGGCGAACGCTTTCGGCCGCAGTTGCAGGGTCAGCTCTACATTTCGCAGCGCAGCTGGGTCGATATCGTCTGTTGGCATGACGTGCTGCCAAAGCTCGTCATGCGGGTGGAGCCCGATGAGAAGTTCATCAAGGCGCTGGACCGCGAGCTGCAAATCTTCAACTACTTTATCGAGTGCGTCATGGAAAAGATCCGCGCGACGACCGAGGTGCGGGTCCCGCCTGGGAGCTTGGCGTTGAAGGCGGCGCTGCGAGCCAGTCTGGAAATCGCGCCTGACTGAAATGCCCGAAGCACCACGGCCAGCCGAAGCTCGCCCTGACTCAATCGACCTGCGCCTGAACTCGGACGAGGTAGCAATCCGTCAGACCGATGACCGCACCCCGTATTCCCCGCATGATAACGCCTTGTAAGCTCAAACCTGACTTACGTCGGAGGGTGCAACACTTAGCCTTTGTCCGTCAGCTCCCCTGCGTCGCCTGCGGCAAAGCCGCGCCATCAGAGGCTGCCCATGTGCGGACCGGGACCGATGGCGGCATGGGGGCCAAACCAGCCGACCGCTATGCCGTCCCGTTGTGCGCCGCCTGCCATGCAAAACAACATCGGATCGGCGAGCTTACCTTTTGGTCTGCACTCCGGATCGATCCTCTCAATGTGGCTCTGCGGCTATGGACTATATCGGCCGACATAAAAGCCGGAGAGCGCACTGTGTTTCGCGCGCGACAACAGATCGATCTGGCAAAGCCATCTGGCTGAGAGAGCGCACTTTATTATTTGGGTCTAGAAAGATTCCGATCGGCCTTGGCGCCGGCCTTTCGCAGTATAGCGCTATCTTCTCCTTCAGGTGGCCTTATCGGGCCAGTCGACTAATCGAGTTGGAGTGCTGTGTTCATGAGAAGGACGGCGCATCGATGCAGCGACATCCAGTGCGGTGCCGGGGTCGCGCGATTGACTTTGGAATTCTGGGTGATCATGGACGCCAACCGATATTAGCGCAGTTGGCCCGGGGCTCGTCAGGACGTCGATCTGGGCACGTCCGTTTCCGGTCGAGTCATAAACCGCGTCAGCCCAGGGACTGGCCCCCCACCTCTCCGAACTTCCGTTTGTTTCCTGACACGCATCTCTGTTGCTGTTTTTCGCAATTCTGTACCGATTGGCGTCGCAACCATGCTGCGAACCCGTCCTTCGAAACCTGAGGTCAGCGTCATCATGGCCGCCGCCTTCACGGCAGTCTCCGGAGTCGCCGGCCGAATTCGATTCCGGAAATTCGGCCTTCCCAATGCGCAACCTCTTCCGAGATCTCGGTCATGCCGCGCCTCCTTGCCGGCCGTCGCGAATCAGCTGCGCCTTGCTGTCTGCGATGCGTTCGCCAATACGCTGCCGCTCGAACTGCGTGACCGAAGGGAGGATGGTCAGGATCAATTCGGGGTCAAGTCCGGTCATTGCTGGATAAATGGGTTGGGGCTGCGGTGACCGTTGCGCCCGTTGCTGGGGCATTGCGCGCGGTGAAATCCCGGTCAATTTCGTCGCGTATAGCCTTTAGTTGGCGCTGCTCGAACACGGTGATGCGGATGCCGCGCCAGCGTTCGGTGGCGCGAATCAGCGCGGCATAGAGCAGCTTCAAGACAGCGCGCTCGCCAAAGGCATGCGGGATCACCTTGGTGCGTCGGCGGGGCCTCGCCAAACAGGCGCTCGAGCAGGTTGGTGGTGCGGATCACCCGGCGATGGCCGAGCGGGAAGCGCAAATCGCAATGCACGCCTCGAAGTCGTCGTCGTGGCACGCCACCGCCGAGGGCAGATCCTTGCCGTAGGTCGCCGCGATGTCGTCGCGCAGCAGGCGCGCCAATGCTGGCGAGGCCGCCTGGTAGCAGGCCGCGGGCGCGCCTTGAACCCCGGCCAGACGTCTTCGGGCATCTTGCTTTGCAGATTTCTCATCTTGTGCGCCAAGGAGCGCTGGCGAAGCGAGCGCGGCAGACATTCCTCGATGGCGCGGATCATGCCGGGCGCTCCGTCGCTGGCCACCAGCAGCGCGTCGGGCAGACCGCGCCGGCGCAGGTCGTGGAAGAACTCGCGGCAGCTCGCGGTATCCTCCTTGGTCCCCCGGTGCCAGGTGCAACAGCGCCTTTTTGCCGTCCGACAGAATGCCCCAGGCCGCCAACACGGCCTCGTGCGGCTGGCCCAGATGCAGCTGCTCGGCTAGGCCATCGACAAACAGGTAGGTGACCGCGAATTCCGACAGATCACGGCTGGCAAACGCCTCGTACTCGGCCCACAGCCGCTCGGTGATCTCGCTCACCGCGGTGCGGCTCAGCAGGCTGCCGCCATTGACATCGGCAAACACCGCCTCAATGTCGCGCGTCGACAGCCCGCGCGCGTGCATCTCCACCGCCAGAGCCTCCAGCTCCTCGGTGCGGCCCCGCACCCACCTCCCGGATACGTGAGCGAAACGGTTCCTCTCGATTGGCGATTTGCGGCGCGCTGTATTCGATGGCGCCCTCCGCTGCTCGGCACCCGACCCCGGCGATAGCCGTTGTGTGGGCCGGGTCTATCAGCAGACCTTGATCGACACCTACGCCAAAGTCGCCTTCGCCAAGCTCTATGACCGCAAGACGTCGATCACTGCGGCCGAGATCCTCAACGACCGGGTGGTGCGGTTCTACGATGAACACGGCATCCGGTTGTCGCGCATGCTGACCGATCGCGGCACCGAGTTTTGCGGCACCCAGAGCCATGAATACGAGCGCTAACCTCGCCGTCGAGGACATCGATCACAGCCGCACCAAGACCAAGAACCCGCAAACAAATGGAATCTGCGAGCGCCTCCATCGCACCGTCCTAGACGAATTCTACCGGATCGTGTTCCGCAATAGGATCTACGGCACGATCGACGAGCTGCAGACCGACCTTGATGTGTGGATCACCGAATACAACGAGCAACGGCCCCACCAGGGCCGCTGGTGCTTCGGCAAGACCCCGATGCAGACCTTTCTTGACGCGCTGCCATTGGCAAAGGAAAAACTCATGGCGGCATGACCACCGGCGACAGCTATATCGGTTCAAACCGCCAACACCGTCTGTCCGATCAAGTCTCAGCTAATATAATTTAGAGAGTGGCGGCGACGCCGATAACGTAACGCCTCGGGAAGCGAAAGATTTCCCTCGCTGTCGGGATGGCGCCAGCGCAGGCCCATCCGCATAATATGTCAGCAATAGGGCAACCGCAGCTGTGGTCGGGCAGTGGGACCCGCTCTATGAGCCGATTGAAGGCGGCTCAGGTGAAGTGGCGGCCCGCCCAGCTGCGGCTACGGAGCATCTTGCGCCAGAAACGCACGACGACCCGGTACACCCTCTGCAGCGCGCGGATATTTCCGGCA